CAATCTTATCCGGCATTTCTGCCTGGATGAGTTTCAGTTTTGGCATGGGGTTTGTAACGGCGATCGGCGGCACTGTGTAATAGTATTTAGGATTGCGGGAATCTATCATAGAGAACAAAACAACACTGCCAGGCGTGTATGTCTGCCAATCGGGAACAAGTGTGTCAACCGCTTCTTTTTTCAAAACGGGAACTGATGGGCCAGGCGTAAGGCCGTCGGTACCCATGTTGCAGATAATATCAAGAAGCTCGATAGCGTTATCGTCGAGCGATTGCACGGGCCCGCCCATGAGGGTAACTGTTTTAGTTACGGGATATGCCTCGGGTTTGTAATTGCAGATCTCATAGATGGCAAGGTTCAGATATGGTATCATCACGGAAGATGGCCATGTCTGCCCCGCTACGTCGTGAAGCTGCCTGTTGGCAAGCGCGAAAATGTCAGAACATAAAATAGTAGGCATACTCCCTCCCTGTTTAGAGGTAGTCGCCGCGCTTTACTCTCCTTGTATTTGGAATAAGGCTTATCCTCGCATCCAGCAAAGTATCAACTTCTCGATTTACAAGAACGGCCATATCTTTATCGGCCTCGGGAACTGATACGCCTTTCAAAATTATTCTAACAACACCCTCTCGGAACACTTCGTCAAAAAATCCGTTCCAGGGTATTATGTCTGTAGGAAAAGCAAAGTGCGACAAAGCGGCAAAATATCTGCCGGTAATTTTAACGCTTACAATGACCTTCGGCCGGATATAAAACGTCGTGCCGATGATCTTGTAAGAGTTCGGCCTGGGGCATGGAAGCTCCGAGGTATCTCCCCAAAGCCCGTACCATTCCCACCAGGAATACTCATCATGTTCATCATCATTGAGATAGCGCGGGCGCAGCTTCCGGACCCTGTAATCTGTCGTGTCAAGCGGCATGTCGGTGGGAACTATGAGAATATAAGCTCCCGCGGAAAGGCTCATGCCGGCCGTCGCAACAAGCGTCTGTGTTACGTTTCCTACCGTAAGCGACGTCGTGGAAGAGCCGATAACCTGTGCATAACTTCCAGGCACCGCGACGGTCGCTATATCCCATGATGCCAGGGTATCCGTGCCCGCCGATTGATTGACGTTTACCACCAATGCTCCGGTCGTCGAGTTATACGAAAACACCGTGCCGGCCATCCAATCCGTGTAAAGGTCCTGAGAGTTCGGCTTTTCTGCCAGTGCCACGAAATCAGAAGGCAGAGGGGCCGAGTAGCCCATGGCCGGTATTACCAGGTCCAGGTCACCGGATGCGATCAGATCTGAATGACGGTACAGGAGCCGCTTGTTAATCATGCTCTGTACCGAGTTTGCCGCCTGGTATATGGTAATCCCGCTTTGCTTCTCCATACGGCCAACACGCGGGAGTACGTCGATTGTCAAACCCGCCATTGTATAGGACATGGGTTACGCTCCTTGTTGTTCACCCGTAAACGCATCGTCAACCTGACGGGCTTTCGCTACTGCCGGCTTTGGTTTGGGAACGTACTGCCTAAAATTAGAATTGGCGACAAGATACTCCACGATCTCGTCCTTCTGTACCTCGCACACGTTCGCCTTCTTATCCCCGCCCGTCAATTCCGGATGCGGCTTAAACACATATCTCATCCCACCGATATGCTGCTCGGTAGGTCCATCTCTTTTGATAAGACATTCTATAAGCATCGTGCTTCCTCCTTCACGTTTTTAGAGAAAGAAGGGGCAAGGGGCACTTGCCCCCTATCTCTACTATTTACTTCACAAACCCGCTTAGACGTTTCCGAAATCGAACTCTACGCCCAGCGTGATATTTCCGGCCACGGCATTACCGACAGCCGCCGTAATACCAACGGCTATAATCCGATGGTAATTGCTTGTTCCCTGAGCCTGGAGATAAGCCAGGGCTGAATCGAATACACGGCCGCCGGCCCTGCCGATCGTTGATGCCGTGAGCATGTTCAAACCGGTAACAAGCGCCGGCACAACACCGGCATCCAGGCCAGGAACGGTAACGCCGCCGTCAGTGTAGCCACCGCCGACGTTGCTTGCCGATGCAACCTGGTGGTTGTAATAACTGTTCAAAATGCCGACGGCCAGGGTCATTGTATTACCGGTATCCAGCGCACCGGCTTCCAGGAAAAAGGCCACGGCGTTGCAAAGCGCGGGAAACGGAATCATAGCTATGATATTACCGTTCACCAAGGTTGCCGCGGCTATCGCGTAATTTCTAATATCCCATCTTGCCCCAGGAACAGGAGCCAGCGGGGGTTTAGTGTAAAGATCAGGCGCAATAGTTAAAGCCATAACATATCCTCCTTTTCAATTTGTACCGAGGGGCATTTCTACCCCGTGGGTTATGGTTTCGTTGCGGCTGTGTCAATAACGACCACGCCGAAGTCGATTCCGTTAAACGTCGCCTTCTTGAAACCCCAAATCACATGAGTTGAAATAACGACGCGGTTATTGTTGTCGCGGCCTTCCTCAAACCAGCCGAACCGTAGGTCCTGGCCAGGTGAGCCAAAGGCGATTACGCCGGCCTGTAACCCCAGGAACAGGGCACGGGCCGCACCGACGTTAGCGCCGGCACCGTAATTACTGAACTGGATTACCGCCGGATGCTTCTGCAACACGACGTTATTCCAAATTCCCATGCCGCCCTTCATAAACTCGGATTCCTTGCCTATTGCCGTGGCGATCGCCTTCTGAATATCAGCCCAATCGTTTGTCGTGGTATTCCGGCGAAGGTTGTACGCTTGCCACTCGTTCATGATGCAGAGGAACATTTCTTCCCCGTCAATGTCGCACCGCTGGAGCTGCGGGGTTTCCGCGTAGGCCGGCCCGCCGCCGCCCATCATTCCGGCATAGGCTACCGCTTTGTCGATCGGGGCCGTTGTCATGGTATCCGTGGTTACCATGGTAGCCGAGGAAGTGGCTGCGCCGCCGTAAACGATATGCGCTGAATCCGGAGTAGTGAGGGAATTATTCGCAAACCCCGTATAGGTTGTCGGATACAGGAAGGTCCTGTCTGTATCCACACCGCGGGCGCCCGACAGGTACATGAAGATGAGCTCGTCGAATACCCGCGCCCACCAATCGGTTGACCTTGCTTTCGCAATCTTGCGAAGGTCGTGGAGAGTTCTCTTGCGGGTCATTCTGCCGCCGCAATCAGCGCCGCCGCGCATCTGATCGATGTAAACGACGTCTGTAAAGAACTCCAATTTTTCCTCTTTGCCGTGCAGTTCTTTATCGCCTTCTATCGGCTGCATATTGAGCTGCATGGACAAATCGTAAGTGATCTGCTCGCCGGCATCTAATTCCAGGTCCGTGAGCTGCTGGATAGGTCGAGTTGGTACCTCGCCCTTACTCATGTACTTTCGGGTAAAATAACCTTTTCTTCCGACGTCCACCGCGAGATTACCCGAGTATCTCTTGACGGCCTTGGCGTCGTTCATACCTACGATCGTCTGTGCCATAAGATAATCCTCCTTCTTTTATTGACCGTCCTGGGTCGGGTTCATTTAGTTATCCTGTAAATGGCTTTGGATTGCCCATTTCAACCTGTCGGCTGTGTTTAATATCAATGGACCTATCCGCAGCGATTTTCAGCACCACTTGACTTTTTCCCGCTTTTTCCACTAATATTACGGAGATGTTTTTTGCGGTTTCTGCCTTATTGTTTAGGTCAAAAATCAATTCATCCCCAACTCTTAAAATTTTGATGAGCGCCATGGCCCTATCCTCTCCGTCCTGGTCGTGAATCGTCGAGATATGCGTTTCTCATCCGTGCCGGCAATCTTGCCAGCGCTTCTTCGTAAGCCTCGCCGGTCAGCTTATCGAGTTCGTCAAAGGCGCCCGACGTTTCATTCACTGCCGACGCCGGTATGTCAGCGAGGGTTTGATCGTCTGGTAACTTAGCCGGCGGTTTCGCCGGTGGCGCCGCTGGGCCCGCCGGAGCTGCCGCTGCCGGCTTTATCCCAAAGGCATCCTTGACGGCCTTATCGGCCTCGATCAAGAGCTGCATACCGCTAAAATTCGCGTTTTTAGGGTCAGCAC